CCGCCCACTCCGGAGCGTTATCGCGCAATGTATCCATGACGGCTTTGCGCGTTTCCCGGTCGCTGATGCTTAGCACATAAGCGACCTTGTCCTGTACCCACAATTCCCGGCCTGTCGTACAGTATCGGCCATGACTGGCGCGGCAGCATTGACCGGCGTTCAGGTGGTCGAACAGTGCAGCAGATTCCGGCATCATCAATGCATCCCCATGTAGTGATCGTTTACCGCCCGTGCAGTTTGTTCAGCAAAATCGCAATCAAACCAATTATGCCAACCCATGACGTAAATGAACCATGAAATGCTTTGTTTTTCTGGGATGCTTGATTTCATCAAAACGCCAGATTTATCACTGAACACAATCAACCCTTCTGCACAAAAAACCATAGCCATCACAGCCCCCATAACCCAGGCTGATGCTCTTGATCGCTCCATGCCGCAGCGCCATTAACAGACTCGATTCTTTCAGCCATGACCATTGCCCGCCATTCTTTGTTTGGCGGTTGATACGTTCCACGCCAAGCGGAATCTATTCCGATGTTTTGTGCAATGTTGGTGCTGTCAGCAGACGCAAACGGAAGTCTACTAAACACATCCGGATTAAGCATGCGCAGGCCATGAAGTTTGCAAATCGGATGTCCGCGTTCGTCACAAATAGCGTTCATGGCTTCGGCAATCCGTGACCACCACCGACTATCGCCAACAGTTGCATATTCGCCTGAGCTGCCGATACACACACGCGGCCAGTTTCGCGCCAGCACCTGCAATCTTTGAATGCTTTCGTGCATATGCCAGACGGGCGCAGACAACCACGGCTCGTGCGGCCATGCGTCGATCAGTTCGTTGTTTTGCAGTTCGTCGCCGTCGATAACGTCCGGAATTACGGCAAAATCAAAACCCGGCAGGCGCTTGATGCTCTCGACCCAATCAAAATAATCTGGCCAGTTCATTGCGCGGCCAGACTTCCACGCTGAAAACGCGCCGTTATCAACAGCAAAAGACTGGCAGCATTCAATAGCAATTTCCAACTGATCCGGCGTCAAGTAGCTAACAAACGCATGACGGCCCGTAAGAACTTTGGCAGCTGCGGTCGCCGGTGTTATTGGTAGTCCGTGGTAATGAATCATGGCAAAATCACCGCCCGCACAGGTATCGAAACAACCGCGCCCCGGTCGTAATCGGCTTTTGTCAGTTCGTCGGCAACAACAGCGTTCAGGCTGGCCAATGAGCATTTCCCTGCCGGTCGGAACTGGAACTTGTGATGCATCTGCCCGCCTTCCGTCTCGACAACAACCGCGGCTGTAATCGACCACTTCTGCGGCGTATCGCCCAGGTTCAGCACCGGACCTTTGCATTTGATGTCGCGGCTGGTGCGCATGTTCAGCGCGTCAAATTGGACTTCGCGGTGGATGTGTTTTTTCATGCCTGCCCCCGATGCTTTGTTGTGTAGTAATCCAGCGTTTGAATATGCGTCCACCGCTTACGGCACTTCATGACTTCCGCCGCGTGGTGGCTGACCCCCAATCTGCGACAATGGCCGATAAATGTGCTATACGCGCCTTGGTATTCAAAATTCCTGCATGAATCCCATTCAATTCCATGCTTGGCAAACAACTTCATGATGGACTTGTGATGAGCATAGCCCATGATTTTTGCAGCAATCTCAAGTTTTCCGCCTGAACAATGGTTCAATTCCCGAAGGTAATCCGCCGTAATCATGACTTCGACCCCCGGTTGCTTTTCCAGTCCATCACAAACGCCCGCCCGCCGTTTTCGCGCATACGGTCAAATACGCGATCCCCGACGCTTTCGCGCATTTCACGTAGGTTGAGATTGGCAAGCAACAAAGTCGGCTTTAAAGCCTCATAGCGGCCGTTTATGACCTCAAAAAGTGTATTAGCCTCGAACTCATTCGCACGATGTACGCCGATTTCATCAATCACAAGCAAATCCGTCCTGATCAGGCGCTCCAAAACCTCAGACTCGCTCAATTCGGCATGCTTGTGAAATGTGTCCTTGACGTCGCGCATGATCCGGCTGACCGTGACGTACTTGCCAGTATTGCCGCCGTGGATGACGGCGCGCAGGATGCCGACAGCCAGATGCGTCTTGCCTGTGCCAACAAGCCCAAGGAACATGATGCTTGTTCCGGTTTTCAGGTATTCGGCAAAGTTGGCGGCGTAGTGTTTGGCAAACTCCAAGACCTCCGACTGCAATCCAGGCTGTGTGTCGTAATTGTCTAAAGTGCGGTCAGCAAACCGAGGCGGTATTCCAGAGTGTTCAATCCGGAAATTAATCTCACGCAGAATGCGTTGCTTCCGTTCCTCCTCCTGGCGTTCGGCATCACGAATGGCGGCGCATTTATCACAACCAGACCAGTGCGTTAAAGAGCGCATGGCAATCAGGCTTGAGGTGTATTCGCCGTGAATCTCGCATGTGCGGGTTTCTTGTTGCTGGATTCCAATCATGTCAGAAACTCCCGTCCGGATTTAAACCCTCGCGCCAATCTTTCCCGCTTAGGTCGTGGCTGTTTTTCTTTCCGCTGTCGCGATCCCATTCCGCCTTGTAGCTCTGCCATCCGCGTTCGACGCAAACCCGCAAAGCGTTTTCTAGGGTGATGCCTGCTTTCTCGGCTTGGTTCTGGATGCCTTGCAAGGCTGTCTGCGTCAAAGGGGCGCGTTTGGCCTTCCGGATTGCAAGGAAGTCGGTTGCCACCTGTTGCGAAACGTCAAGGTCGACAAGTGCCCGAACAGACACACAGGACGAGCGCGAAGGCGCGGCCGCCGCAGGCGGTGTATCAGTGAATCCGGAATCAGGAATCAGTGAATCAGGAATCAGTGAATCAGGGGGATTTCCATCGTTATTGTTACGTGAATCCACCGTTAGACAACCGTTAGTCTCCGGCACTGTTGCGCTGCAATGGTCTTGTGATTCTTGGTCTTTGCACTCAGGTATGGACGATGCCTTTTCTGTCCCGTGCGGCGACTGGTGTTTTTTGAAGTTTACAACTTGGATAAAACGTTCACCGTTACAGGTATAACGTTTAACAAAGTTGCACCGTTCAAGTTCCGTTAACCCACCGTTAACGTCAAAATCATAGTACGGAAACAATTCAGCTTTGATTAGGCGCGGCTTGTCTTCGAGCCGTCCTTCACGGTCAGCAAGACACCACAGGCCAGCAAACAGGATTTGGCAGCATGGGCCAAGATCGGCTAGCAGGTAGTTTTTGAAAAAACCGGGTTTGATATTTCTGGCGCGGGCCATATTGCGATCCTCGGTCAAGAGAGTCAGGGAATAGCGGCAGGCGTTGACTAGACGCTTTTTGGGTGCCCCCTAGCCGCGCTCGTATTTTACCATTAGATCAGAAAAAATCGAATGCCACTTGCTTGGATTTTTCCTTTTTTTCAATGGCGTATATTGCTTCTACTACAGCAGATTCTTGCCTTCCAAAACCAAGACCCCTTAACTGCATGTCGTTTTTAAGAAGGCAAAGTGCAACAGCTTTCCAACTTGGAACCCTGCCGGATGCCGCTAGTTTTGGTGGCAATTCATCAGGTATTCCGTCACTATAACAGCGTTCCCGCCATATTCTCTCGTAATCCATTACGAGTTTCGTAGTTGGCCCGCCATTGCCTAATGGCTCGATTTGCTTCTTTGTTCGCCAGTAGCCGCTGCTCATCGCTTAACATCCCCCATGCTTCCCTGACAATATCCTCAGGGCAATTAAACTCCAGGGCGCAAGCGGCATGACCCACCCACGCTTTTTGATTTATGTTTGGATCGGTTAGCGCATTTTCACAACTAACCGGCCATTCATTGATGACGCGCATCATTGCCCTGCCATACAGGATATGGTCGCCAGTAAATCGCACAGCCTTTTCAAGCCATGCTTTTTTATCAGCAACATCTGCGTACATCCCATGAGCAACCTCCTCCCAACTGCTCACGGGATGATATACGCGCTCAAGCCTCATCATCTTGGTGGTCATATTGGTCAACATCCCATGACTTGCTGAAGTCTTGATTCTGGAACAATGCGGCCACGCCGGTAATCTGCTTCAGTCGCAGAAGTTCATCAGGCGACATTCCAATATGCTTGCAAATCCAATGATCGCCTTTCCCCATTTCTACCAGTTCAGCGACAATAGTAGACATAAGCTCAATGTTATGAGATCCACGAGCGCGATTGTGGCGAATGGTTGAAGCCATGCGGTCATGCATTTCTTTGTCAAGGATGACCACAGGAAGCATGCCTTGTTCACGCTCATTAATGCGCTTGCTATCGCGCAAGATACAGTATCGGTGGAATCCATCCACTACGACGTACTTGTCGTTTTCGGTATCGCGCACAACTACCACTGGCTGCGTGTAGCCGTCCTCCCAGATTGAGGTTTCCAGCAATGCCATTTCTGGAGGCGCAACGCTGTTGGGGTTGTAATCGTTGGCCGTAACCTTCTCGATAGGAACACGCTTTACATCGTAAACAGGCGACTTAAACCCGTCAAAGTCGCTTGCATACGACCCGTCTTCGCGATGCGTTTCTTGACCTACCAGCGGCGGGTTAAATACGCAAATCAGGGTTGTGACTTCATGCGCCTCAAAATAGTGAGGGTCATTCTTGTCAAGTGTGTATGTCACATCCGGAGTAATAGCAAACTCTTCCCCGGTTATTGCGTTGGTCAACGTGGCGCGGCCAGATACGCAATAGCAGCTCTCAAGGTGATTCTTGTAGTGTTGGAATACGCGCTTGCCTGGCTCAATGACGGTCTTTGTCATGGAGAATCCCATGCCGTCCTCTTTCAGGATGATGCGATTGCTGATACCGGAATGGAATTGAACCTTGCGCTCTTCCGGCAACCCCTCAATGGTTGTGACTTTCATGCTTTTTCTCCAAGCTTGCTGTACTTTTTCTGGATCGCCTTTTGGCGCTCCATCTGGTGTTTTGTTGGCTGCAAACCCAAGTATTTGCAGGTATGGTCATTTTTCAAAATGGTAATGGCGAACCGCTTCCAACTTGTGACCATGCTGTTATGCGCATCAAGGCAGTCAAGGTCGTCAGGTGGAACCTTGACTACAACCCTGCGCAATTCGTTTTTGCCATGAGGCGTTGTTCCATTGATCTGGAACTTGACGCCCTTTTCTTCCATGTCGGCAATCACCTCGTCCGTCAATCCGCGCCCCACCCTCCCCCAAAACTTGATGGACTGGATGAAGCGCATCTTAAAATTTTCGGAAGATTCCTTCGGCAAAGTCGCAAGCAGGAACTTAACAAATGACTTCCAAGTATGGCCAGCAGGCAACTTGAAAGAATGGTAGTTCAGTTGTTTCCCATACGTCGCAATGAAGTTTGCCCCACCTACACGAGCGCAAAGTCTTGCCCAAGTATGACCATCAATCACCCGGTAAAGGTTAAGGCTTGACTTGGATTCGCTCATGAAAGGGCTTGCAACGCGCATCCTGGATATAGGGACACCAGCCATGTAGAATGTGTCGTACAGCTTGTTGTAGTCCCACTCAAACTTTGCATTTGCTACCCAAATGTCACGCGTCTTCCAGTCGTAAATTGGATAGCAATTGAACACATGCTCCGTGTTTTTCTTTGTCCATGCTTGGCCGCCAAGCATCTCCTTATCCTGGTTCATGATGGCGCGAAATCGGTTTAGGCTTTCATCGGTTCGGATGCCGATCAGGTTTGCCGTTAGCTTCCCTTGGCTGTACCACTCTGCAAACATGTCCCAAAAATCATCGTAGTGCATGTTTTCAACAAAAGCCTCGCCAAACGGATGATTGCTCAGGTTCACGATGTAATCCTGCTCAGGCATTGGCCTGATCCACCGATGGCGATCAGCCTCGCCCCAACATTGCCAGTCAATTTCGTATGCTGAAACGGTACAAGGCAGCGTTATAGGCATACAGCACCAATACACATCAAGATATTCGCGGTTGTCCTGAATCATGCGATGCATGAAATCCAGCGAGTACTCATAGTTGGCCTCGTTGTCCAGAATTTGGATGCCAATCTTGCGCTTGATGCCTCGCTCTTTCATGTACTGCAAAATCAGGTTTAGCATCACGCCGGAATCTTTGCCGCCACTAAATGACAGATAAATCCGCTCAAAGTTCTCAAAAATGAAGTCAAGCCTGTCAATGCTTGCGTCATACACGTTCTTTTCATTGTATTTGCGCATTTCTCCTCCATTACCCAAAAATACGCCAGTCGCACATGCTACCGGCAAAAGAATCATAGCGCATTTATTCATGCGTGAATAGTCACCACCACAAAATCATCCACGCCAGCGACAGAAAAGGCCAGATGATCCACAGGCCGTAGGCGAGGACGGCAAGGGAGAGGATGACGGCGATGGCGGATGGCCATGTGGGGGGATGGGGGTTGAAAGGGTTCATGTCGCCACCTTCTTCAGCTCGCGCACAACCAGCCTATCGCTCATCCTATCCAAACCAAACGGCGGATCAATCCCCATAGCCATCGCCTGCTGCCAGATGATTTTCGTCAGCTTGTACGCGTGGCGGCGGTCGTATGGGGAGTG